GTGAACGTGCGTGCTAAAAAAGAGCCTTGTGAGCGTGATCCCTTACGTGAGTTGCAGGTGCTGCAGCATGAGACGAGGTTATCGTAGGCAAGTGGATCACCTCCGTCTTTGATTGGAATCACGTGGTCAACTGTGGTTGCAGGTTGCATGCAGTAGAAGCAGGTCCATTGATCACGAGCCAACACCTCAAGGCGTCTGGCTCTATAAGCTCTACTATCTCTAGGATCTTTTGGCAATGTTATCTCTAAACTCTGGGCATGTGTAGCACAACGTACTCTTAACATGATTACACATTGCACATGCTAGCACTAGGTTCGATGGTGCATCTGTGCCACCCCTAGCCTTGGCTAGAATGTGGTCTATCTGTGCATCCTTGTATGCCATGACTACATCGCAGTAATGGCATCTAAGGCCATCTCGTTCTACGAGTAGCTTCTTATAGTAATGATGCTTTCTAGGCCATGTCATGCATGTCCTTTTGAGCTTGTGTACAGCTCTATCTTTAGCATCTGGCTTACCGCCTTTTTTCACGCTTATCTTGGCATCTGTAGCATATTGATAGATTGCTGCTCGATCAACGAGTAGCTGCGCAGCTAACCAATTACCGCCCATCGAGGCATTCTCATGAATGAAATCTTTCTGCTTTTGAGTCAGGTTATTTCTAGGCATTACTGCCATCCTTTAGTCTTTAGATGATGTAACGCATTACAATATGCAGGCTCATCATACTCAGTGTGTCCGTACCTGTGTGCTACATAATGCCAATACATCCAGAATTGCTTGATAGGTGTGGACTTTTTAAGGCTCTCAGTCTTCATCTGATAGAGCCCATATACACGCTTGGTGCCTTTAAGATTACCTACTGCTTTATAGTCCCATCTTGACTCTCTATAGATGATCTCGTTATGACATGCTAACTGCTTATCTGTTAGCTGGTAGTTTGCTAATTCTTTAAGCTGTTTAATTGCTAGGTCATTCGCCTTAGCATCTAAGGGCAAGGCCATAGATAGAGATATCCCAATAGCGACGGCTACCCCGCAGGCTAGCCGTGAACGGCCTGCGGTGAGCCCTTGATGGGCTCTAGCCAGAGAGCGTACCATGCGTGTCAAGTTCATTGATAAAAGTCCTGTTCAGGGGCGTGTCGCGTTAGCGATTGTCGGTTGAATAAAATCCTGATCCCTTGAATGCCACTCCTATACTTGAGTAAACCTTACTCATCGAGCTATGACAGAACGGGCATTCGAGGTCATGCGGCTCATGGATTGACATCCACTTTTCGATCCTCGCATTTGACTCACAATGCTCGTTATCGCACTCGAACTCATAGGTTGGCATCTGGATCGACCTCACATGTTCTGCATGTTTCAATGAAGCTCCATGCTCCACACATCTTGCATCTCATGGGCTCTAGTTTAGCAATATCATCGCTGAAATCACCGTAACCTGCCTTAAGCAATAGATCGACCAGATCACCTAATCTCATAAATGCAAGGTAGTCCTGCGGACTCTTCTCCCCTTGGCCATTCAATCGACTAACTACGAGTGGCAAGTCACCAGTTCTCCTTGCTCTCTTTGTGACCTGATCGATCCATGCCTTTGGCTGGAACGCCGATCTAGCTTTAACCTCCATGTCGAACGGGACATGTGTTATATCTTTTCCAGCCCCTCGACCGATGTCTGCATGTGGCCACCATTCCGATAGGTAACGGGCAACTACACGCTCGGTCGAGAATCCTCGATATTTACGGCTTTGAGAGGCCATTGACCGCGTGGCACTTAGAACATGACCAACTTTTATTATTGAGGTTAACCTTGATGTCTTTGTAAGGAATAGCTTCATTACATAAGCAACAACGAGTGGTAAATGTAAACTCTTCAAGAATTGCTATGACTTCCTTTGATCGATGGATCTCATCCTCTGTTGGGAATGACTCCCATTCCCCATCTTGGTTCATAAACTGCAAGCGTCCCATTAGTGCTCTCCGAATCGTTTAGTAATCTCGCATTGTTGGCAGACGAGTAAAGCACCGTCAGGCGTTGTCCATTCGTTTACATGTGTAAAGATGTCGCAATAGGTGCAATTACTTACCCCTGCGTAGGCTGTGAAGCTATAGTCAAGGACCGCGTTCATGCTCGCACCTTCTGTCGTTGCCATGTGCCGTCTTCCTTGCTGATCTCGTACCAAATAACATCGTTTGGCGGTTCACAACGTCCACTTAATTCACCAGTTATCGCCGCCTTGCACTTCATGTGGCCCCATGGCTTGCCAGCCTTTGTCGTGCCCGTCTTCCACATCATCTCACCATGCTTGCAGTGAGGGATATCCTTCTCGGTCTGGCCGCCAATGATCTCTTTCACCGTCGCAACAGCTTCCCCCATTGTGGGAGGCATAGTCGCTGGCTTGATAGTCCATGGATCCTCTTCCTTTACTACTGGGACATAAGTCCCGGATGTCTCTGCCATTTTGGCTTTAGCCTTGGCTACTTCTTCAACCCCTGCCGATACTTGCTCCATGCTTTCACGTGTAGCGGTCTTATTCGAGCCTTTAAGCAAGATAATCGCCCTTCCAAGCGCTGAGGTGAATGTATCTTCTACATAATAACGAGCCATGTTTCGATTATATAAATCACGAGCACCAAATGCCACGTTAGTAACTGCTGGATTCGGATCAGTTATGTCTCTGTAGATTTCTGCCTTCACTCGTATATAACCCTTGTCTGGATCATGCATCTCAGTAATAAGATTTGACCTGCCCATAGGAAAGTTCTCAATAAACCATCGGTTCAAGGTTGCAACGTCTTCATAATCTTCTAAATTAAACATAGAGTTCATTCTCCTCAGTGTGTAGTTGGCCTGCTATTGCAAGATAGGCTGCAGCGTCGATGTATGTATCGACCTTTGCAGATTCCATACTTCGTGCGAGCTTGACCAATGCCATGCATGATGCCACTTGATAATCAGTAATAGGCATTTGGAGGAATGCAGACCAGAGGCATGCTGTTCGGGACATATTGTCCGACGGGTGACCGTAGTCCATTCCGCGGTCTTGAATTGTTGCCTTTGCTTCTGTAAGGAAATCACTAGCTTTCACACTCTCACCCTTTCTTTCGATGCGTAATAATCTCTCACAGCTTTGCGGCCTTTGAGATAACCTACGCGAATGCCGACGATACGGCCTAAATGGAAATATAGACCAGATAGCGCAATCATTGCAATCAAGTCGCCTAATGATGGATCAAACATTACAGGACCTCCAGAACCTTGGTCTTGAGGTATTGACGCAGCTCTTCGTAATATGGACGGCTTGCCCATTCTGTTGGGTAATCGTGTCGGACTGTATTGAGGATCTCTTCTAAAGCGAATAACTGCTTTTCATCGATCACTAGATTAACTGGCTTAACTTCTGTGTTTATCATGTTTAGCTCTTTTCTATCGACGCCCTTGGTCGATGGCTAAACTGTCTCACGCCCTAAGGGGGAAAATCTAGGAAATCAGATAACGAAATGGTAACAATTCTGCCGAGTCGATGTGGTCATCGATGTCCCGATCGAGCTCGTTATCTAGATCGTCCATAGCGTTTGCCGGAGACGACGAATGTCCCGTCCTTTTCGATGTAGATCAGATCAACTTGGACGTTCTTACCCTCGACGTACATGATGGCAAAAGCCTGCTGCCAGTTGGCCGAGCCTTTGGTATAACTGGCCTTGCTAAAGTCCATAAGATTACCAACCTCGACACCATGCAGAACACGCCCAATACGGCCTCCAGAGGCCTCTGAGAACGACGAACGCCCTGCCCTGTGAGTATGCCCCGAGATAACGCTCTTGCCGTGCCTACGGGCCGCCTCAAGGGCTGAAAGGCCCCCTTGTGACTTGATAGGGGTATGGTCGCCATGTACTGCGATCCAGCCCGGGGCAATGTTGTAAGGCTTCTTGTGAAAGGTAATGCCTAACTCATCGAGGCGCAAGAACTTCTCGAACCTAAGCTCGGGCAATGACAAGAATGAGGGAATCTTCCTCATGATCTGATTGTATAGGCGGTCCGTATGGTTAGACCGGATCATCTGTGTTACTTGTAAATCGTAAAGGACCTGAACAGCTTCCTCGCGATCATCTCCCAGAGTTTGCTCGTAGGCTTCTGGGGTTCCTTCTGACCATTTTGAGATCGTGTTGAAATCAA